TAGTTGTTATTTCACCTTCAGTTGGTACAGAAGTGATTACTTTGATAAAAATTTCATCAGAATTCACATTTAATCCTTTTGCGGATCTTTTTACTCTATTGTAAATCTTTTGAGGATTAAACGATGCTGAATCCCCGTTTCTTTTAATTATTTTTAGTGACATATATATTATTATTTAAAAATCATCAGTAAATGATATGGTTTCATTTAATTTCGCTTTTTGATATTCCATTGTTCTTGATTCAAAGAAATTACCTTTTGTTTCAACCGCAATTTGTTCCATAAACTTAAATGGTTGTTCTACATTGAACTCTTTACTACAACCAAACTTAACGAGTAGTCCATCAACAACAAACTCCAAATATTGTTTCATTAAATTTGAGTTCATACCGATTAAAGATACTGGTAATGATTCGGTAATAAATTCTTTTTCTATTTCAAGGGCGGATAATAAAATTTCTTTAATCCTTTTTTCAGATGGTTTATTTTCACAATGGTTATTTAACAAATGGATTGCAAAATCACAATGTAAGTTTTCATCTTTAAAGATTAGTGAGTTAGCATTACACAATCCCTGCATAATACCTCTTGATTTTAACCAGAAAATAGAACAAAAAGAACCAGAAAAAAATATTCCTTCAACAGCCGCAAACGCAACTAATCGTTCCTGGAATGATGCGTTTTCAATCCAATCTAATGCCCATTTTGCTTTCTTCTGAACAGCTGGTAATCTATCTATCGCATTAAAACACTCATCCTTTTCTTGTGGATTATTAATGTATGTGTCAATTAATAATGAATACATTAAAGAATGTATGTTTTCCATCGCTAATTGGAATCCATAGAAGAACTTAGCTTCAGGGTATTGAACTTCTCTATAAAAGTTTTCAGCTAAATTTTCATTTACAATACCATCGGATGCTGCGAAAAACGATAAAACATTTTTAACAAAGTATTTTTCATTATCTGTTAAATTGTTCCAGTCACGAATATCATTCGTTAAATCTACTTCTTCTGCCGTCCAGAAAGCAGCTTGATGCATTTTGTAAAATTCCCATATATCATTATGTTCGATTGGGAATATAACAAAGCGGTTGGGGTTATCTACTAATATTTTTTCCATAGCACAAAGTTAATTATTTTTTTATGATTTTTGTTCTTTTTGTTGTCTTTTTTCCAATAATTCTTTCACTCTTTGTCTTTGTCGTTCTTCTTTTTGTTCTTCAAGACCAAGGAATGTGGTTGTTGATTCGGTATCAATTTCAATCATAGCGTTATCAAACTTGCAATTTTCAAACACCACACCATCATCTCCAATACGAGACTTGGTAATTGCTATTGTGGCTAATTTCATTTCTTTTTGTTGTAATGTCTTTGCTACTGAAATAATAACATGCCCTACTTGTGCCTTCTTGATTGAACCACCCATCTGGTCTGTTGTTACAACTTCAGAAGAAATTGAAGAACGATTACCTTGTGTTGCTGTCCAACCAACAAGATTAAGTTCGTGACACATTGCTTCAAATCCTCTCATAACTGAACCTTCACTCTTCCATTCATCTCCAAGGTTTTTATCTGGAACAATACAATCAATGTAATCAACAACAACCATATCTATCTTGACACCATCTGCAATCATTTTTCTAATTTCATTTTTGATTTGCAACATTGTTACAGTATCAGAAGGTAATTTTTTCAAATCTAAAGTATTCTCCATTGTACTTTCGATTTCTTTTACTTTCTTTAAAACATCTTCTTTTTTCTCTGACAATTCGTCAGGGTGAATCTTTGTCCAGAGTGTGAAATGTTTTCTCTGAATTACTTTAGGATTATCCTCAAAAAAGATTTGTAAAACATTAAAACCAAGATTAAACGCATGGTTAGCAATCTTTGTTAGGATAGTTGATTTACCAACACCGGTTGGTGCTAGTATCACACCAATCTCACCCTTAGCTAGTCCACCTTTTAATAGTCTATCGATACCAGGTATTCCCATTGGGATTGGGTGTCTATAGTCATCATCTAATACTTGATCTAAGTTTGAAAAGACATCCATTGTTGATGTATCTTTTGAGCCAACTAATAAAGCTTCTCTTACTAATTCTTCAAGTGTATCATAACTTTCAAACTCACCACCATCAATAATTTTTTGTGCTTGTTTCATTACTTTCTGTAATTCTTGTTGTTTACAGAATTTAAGTGCTTTTTCTTGAACGAAATCAGCCCCATCAATAGGTGCGGACTTAATTTTCTTAATCGTATCAAGAACAACTTTAACTGCGGTTTCTTGTTGTAGTTCGGATTTTGCGACTTGTTCTAAAGTATCAAACGATGGTGTATGTTCGTATTTTTTATAATACTCCTTAATCATCTGAATGATGATTTTGAAATACTTGTTTTCAAAATAATTGTTTTCAATTACATCAATTATTGAATGTGAAAACTCTTTATCTAAAATGATTTGATTAAGTAATTGAATTTGGAAATTATTACCAAGGTATTCAAAGTTTTTGTTTGTCGCCATATATTTTCTTTCTGTTAGTAATGATAAATACTACTAATATTAGATAAATTGTGGATAAAAATAATTAAATTTTTTACCTGAAAAAATGTCAGTAAGTTCAGATAATATTGTTTTTAGCTTTGGGCGTAAATCTACAGTATATCTTACCTTTGGTGGGTATACTTTTGCGTCAAACACTCTATGACAAATTGTCATATTTTCCACCTTAATATAAAGGTTAAAGTTTTCATCACCTTCAGTGATTGATGTATTTAAAACATCCGGATTTTCAGAAATTTCGTACTGGTTATCTAACATATAAACAATTGACCTCATCTTCAAATCATTTTGAAGTTGATTGCAAAAAGTTCTGATATAGTCATAAAATTCCTCTGATTTATGTGCGGTTTTGTTAAAACCTTTCACATTGAAAAATCTTTGTACTACGATGTTTTCATTACACATTAACAAAAATTCAACCTTTGTTACATCCTGTTCTCTCATTTTTTTTAATTTTTTGTTTTGTTTCTAAAATTTGTTTTTTCTTTTCTTGATAGTTTCAAAAATGGTTTTAAAAAATTTACCCAAGCGTCATCACCCTTTGGGAGAAATTTAAAAAATCCGTCGTCCATCATCATTCTAATTAGGTTTCTATGTCCTCTTCCGTCTGGATCCAACGACTCCGAGTAATATAGTTTAACTAATTCTTTTCCTTCTTCAGAAATTAGTGGGTTTGCAAGGTCAACTAACTTCTCGTTTACTGTGAAAAACTCTTTTCCAAATATCCCTTCTTTGGTTTTACCATTAAGTAGATTTTGTAAAGCAACATTTCCTTTTTGTTCCAAAAGTAATGTTTCCGCCTTTGTTAAAATATCAGTATATTTTAATTCAGTATCAAGTATTTCTGGAAACAATTTTAGAAATGTTTTTTCACCCAAATAAAAAATCCCATCAATATTATCCGAACTATCACCAGTTAATATTTTATAGGTCTTAATATTATAGTGTGGGATTTTGGAACTATCCATTTTAATCCCATCACCATTCTTGTAATATTTTTTTTGTTGGGGTGAATATATTGTTACCGTTTCGGAAATAAGTTGTGTTAAATCTCTATCGGATGAAAATATTGTTTTATCTTCATCTTCTGAAATTTGACAATAATAAGCAATCAAATCATCAGCTTCAGATTCTTCTACTTCCAATTGTCTAACAAACATTTCTTCAAGGTATTGTTTTACCCTATTCTTTTGATTTAAGAACGATTGTTCTTTATAATCAGCATCTACCTTTTGTTTTCGGTTTAATTTGTATTTTGGGTATATAATTCTTCTCTGTGAAGATCCAGTTTCACTGTCCCAACAAACAACAATCTTATTGTAATTATTTTCTTCTAAAAACTTTCTTAATGTGTTTAGGAAATGCCAAGTTCCACCGACGTGTTCTCCTTTATTAAAGAAATCTTTAACACCGTGGAAACCTACTTTTAGTAGGTTGTTTCCATCAACCAATAAGGTTTTAGTCATTTGTTGTTTCGTTAATAGGGTTTGACAATACTGGTTCTTCTGTTGTGATATATTCTGAAAAAAATTCACTAAATATCGCTTCCATAACTGGAATACATATTGAATTACCGGCTAAAGCTACGTGGGATGTATTTGACAATGAAGTTGTAAGTAATAAATCAATATCTTTTTCTTTTACACCCATAAATCTATAACCTTCTCTTGCTGTAATATTTCTAACTCGACCATCTTCTGTCATAATCTGTGGAGACCCACTTGTCGTTAAACAAGGAGAACAACCATCGATTGAATATATTCGTCTTGCTTGATCGTAACTCACATCATTTCGTCTAGCAATTAACTTACAGATTGAATTCTGTTTTGGTTGATGTAGGGTATAATCACACTCAACAATTAACGATTGATTGAAATCTTGTTCGATAAATGGTTTCATCGGAACTCTATCTTTTTTGTGATTATCAACATTCATCATTTTTTCTTTAACTTCTTCAATACTACTATTTAGTACTGACATCATAAAAACTCTTTCTCTATTTTGAGGACAACCGAAGTCAGCACCATTTAATACTCTCCAGAATGAACTATAACCAAGACCTCGTAAGAAATAGATGTGTTTTTGGAAGTTATCGATATGATTTTTTGATATTAAATTTTTAACATTTTCCATCAAAAGATATTTTGGTCTATTTACACTTAATAATCTTTCAACTTCAAATAATAAGCCACTTCTTGTCCCCTCTTTAATCCCTTTTTGAACACCAGAAATTGAAATATCCTGACAAGGGAATGAATATGTTAGTAAATCACATTGGGGGAATGTCGTTTCATCAATCATTCTAATATCACCAAGATTACCATTGGTTGTTGTATGTAAAGCATTATAAGATTCATTAGCCGGTTTAAAATTGTCGCAATTCGCAACATTTTCATAATCAACACCAATGTATTTCAAGGCTAGCTCTTGTGTTCCGTATCCGGAAAATAACGATATTACTTTTAATTTTTTATTCATTTGTTTTTTTTATAAAATATTGTTACTTTTTTTGATATTATCAATAGCCCATAATGGCTGTAAATTTGTATAGTGACATAGGTTATATACTTCTTCTTCAGTTTTAGCCGAAGATAAAGGTATAA